GAAACCGGCGCGCAGCGCGTCGTTCGCACTCGCGAGACGATCGAGTGGAAAGTGCTGTGGATGAAGATGGACGGCACGCAGATCCTGGAAGGCCCGGTCGTTTACGACTGGAAGCGCATCCCAGTGATCCGCTGCCCGGGCCGCTTCGTGAACATCGAAGGGCGCAAGAAGCTTCAGAGCATGATCCGTCATGCGAAGGACGCTCAGCGCACCTATAACAGCCGCTGCTCGGATATGATCGAGCGTAGCGTGCTGGTGCCGAAGGCGCCGTATCTCGTCACGGCGAACATGATCAAGGGCTTCGAGGCGCAGTGGGCTGAAGCCAACATCGCCTCGCGGCCGTACCTGCCGTTCAACGTCGATAAGGAAGCCGCGAAAGCAGGCATCCCGCTAGTACCGACTCGCGCGCAGCCGATCGATGTGCCAGAGGGCGCCATCGCTCTGGCACAGCAGGCGCTTCAGGACATCCAGGCCACGCTGGGCTTCTTCGATCCGGCGCTCGGCAACGCGGAGGACATGAACCGCGTCTCGGGCAAGGCCCTGGTGCAGCACACGCGCCGGTCCGACCTGGGCACATTTGAGTTTAAAGATGGCTTCGGCGCCGCACTTCAGTTGACCTGGGAGGTCATGATAGACATGATCCCGGGCACGTACGATACGCAGCGCATTGAGCGCATCTTGGGCCCGGATCTGGTCGAGCAGATTGTGCCGATCAATCACGGCCAGGAAGGCGCGGAGCTGCTCAACGACCTTTCGGAAGGGACGTACGACTGCACAGTGACGCTGGGCCCGGACTACCAGACCGCGCGCCAGGAGACTCTGCAGACGCTGATTGACGCCGCCGATACGATTCCGTCGATCGCGCAGTTGTGCGGCGATCTACTGGCGAAGAATATCGACTCGCCCGATAGCCGAGAGATGGCGCGTCGTCTTCGTATTCCGCTCATTCACCAGGGCATCGTCAAGCCGACGCCTGAAGAGCAGAAGAACAACCCGCCCCCGCAGCCCAACCCGCTGCAGCAGGCAGAATTGCAGACAGCCTTGGCCAAAGCGGACAAGGCAAAGTCCGACGCTACGATTGCCGCGAGCAAAGCCGGCGCGTCGGAGCTGGAAAAACTGCGCGTGATATTTGAGACGGCGAACCGCCATCTCCAGAACTTGCTGGCCGCTAAAGAACTGGGTGAACCCAGCGAAGCGGCTGCCGCGGAAGGCGAGGCCTCACAGGCCGCCACCGCGGCGTCCGGACAAAGCCAGGGTGCGCCGCCGCCCGGTGGTCAGCCGAACTCGCAAGCCGCTTGATTGGCGTGTAGCTCAGTTGGTAGAGCAACGGATTGTTAATCCGTCTGTCCGTGGTTCGACCCCACGCGCGCCAGCCACTTTTCGTCTAGGTGAACCCTTCGTTTGCGGATCGTAACCGCGGGAGATTGAACATGGCTTTTGATAGAGATTCGTTGGCTACTTATGAACAGCAGCCGCAGACAATGGTTGAGATTCCGACGCCGCCTGTAGAGGTCGCATCGGATACGCCCCCTCCGGCGGAGAACACAGAGGTAGATCCAGCGGCCGCGCCAGCCGCTGAATCCACGGACCCGGCATCCGATCTTGCCGGTGGCGAGTCTTCGGGCGATGAGACCGATGAGGGTGCGCCCACCTCACCCGGCGAGCCGAGCGCCGCAACTGACGCCCCACCCAAGGGTTCAGCTCGTGCACGCATCATGGAATTGGTAGACGAGAAGAACTCGTACCGAGACTTCGGAAAACTCCAGGCAGCGGAAAACGCTCGCCTTCGCGCGGAGCTGGAAGCGGCTCGGGCCGGGAAGCCCGTAACGCCAGCAGCCCCCGCTGAGGAACCCGCAGCTGCAGCGCCTGCAGACGATGACGTTCCCCCGAGCCCGGAAGATCCGGACGTTCAGTACGATCCCGTGAAACTGCAGCAGAAGAACGTGGAATACATTCGCAAGCAGATTGCGAAAGGCCTCAGCGCTGAGCTGGCAAAGGCGAAGACCACGACTGCAGCCGAGACGGCACAAGCAGCAATTGCCCAGAAGTTTCAGGCCTCGGCCACGGAGTTCGCGAAAGTTACGCCGGACTTTAAGGCCGTGATCGGAAATAAGGAATTGCCGCAACTGGATCCGATGGCGCGCGCAGTTATTGTCCAGGACGACCAATCCGCACAACTTCTGTATGAGATCGCGAAGGATGTGAACGTGGCGAAAGAAATCGCCGCTTTACCCCCGCCGCTACAGCTCCTACGGATCGGTGCGATCAAGGCCCGTCTCGCACAACCTGCTACCTCCGTCACGCCGGCTGTGCCGACAACACCCGCCAAACCGCCCGTGAAGCAACCGAAGACCGTCACCTCCGCCCCGCCGCCGCCCACGCGCGTCCCGGCTGGAGCCGCCCCGAACACGGAAACCCCGTTGTCGGACGAGAGCCTCAGCATGGAAGAGTTCGTGAAACGCGATAGGGCAAACAAAGCCGCAATCCGAGCGTCGAAGCGCGAAGCTCGACTCGGAATGCGTTGATCGATCAACCACAAGGTAATACCTCATGGCCGTTGGTAATTCGCTCGTAACCGCTCAGTGGGTGGCCCGCAAGGCCCTCGTCCTGCTGCACGGCAAGAGCAACTTCACGGGTCGCACGAACCGTGACTATCAGAGCTTGCTGCCCGGCCCCATCCAGGGCGTGATCCTGGGTCAGCAGCTCTCCATTCGTCTGCCGTTCCAGTACGTTGGCCGCACCGGCCCCGTCATGAACGCTCAGGCGTCCGTCCAGCGCTTCGCTAACCTGAACGTCAACAATCAGGCCGGCGTCGATGTGAACTTCACGTCGGTCGAGCGCGCGATGCTGCTGAACAACTTCGAAGAGCAGGTTCTCGAACCCGCCATGGCGAAGGTCGCAGCGATCCTGGAAACGGCGACGACCGCCGTCGTGAACAGCGTGCCCAAGTTCGTCGGCGCGTACAACACCACCGCGACCTTCCAGCAGCTGTTGCTGGCCGAGCGGTTCCTGACGGAGACCCTGGCTCCGGAAGACGATCGTCGGACGTTCCATGCGACCCCGCAGGCGTCCTACTACTTCGTGCAGGACAACAAGGGTCTGTTCAATCCGGAGAGCACGATCTCCGATCAGTGGCTCGAAGGTGTGATCTCGGACAAGGCAGCCGGCTTCGTCTGCTTCCGCAACACCAAGATGCCGACCCACGTCATCGGCACCGTGACCGGCTCAACCCCGGTTGTGAACGGCGCGAATCAGAGCAACTCGGGCGTGGGTAACGCGTTCGTCAGCTCCTTCACGCTGAACACCAACGGGTGGAACAGTGGCGCGACGACCGTGAATGCGGGCGACGTGATCAACATCGCCGGTGTGAACGATGTGGATCCGGAGAGCAAGATCTCGCTGGGCCGCCTGAAGCAGTTCGTGGTCAACACCACGATCAGCGACACCGCGGGCGCCATCGCGCTCAACATCTCCCCGGGCATCATCACCGGTGGCGCCTACCAGAACGTGGATTCCGTGCCGGCCACCGGCGCGGCGATCACCGTGATGGGCGGTCTGCCGGCGGCTGTCTCCGGCCAGACTGTGAAGCAGTCCCTGGGCTGGTACCGCGACGCTGTCGTGTTTGCGAATCCCCCGATGCTGGATCTGTCGCCGCTGGTCAAGATGACCGCTGCGGAGTCCTTCGAAGGGTACAACATTCGCTTCGCCCAGCAGTGGGATCCGTCGAACGATCTGCTCCCGGCCCGTCTGGATACGATCTACGGATCGGTTCTGGCGTACCCCGAGCTGGCGGTTCGTCTGGTCGAACTCCCGGCCTAAGCCGTACCGGACTGAAAGCGCGCCAGTTTGAAGGAACTGGTGCGCTTCTTGTCCACCTCACACAAGGAACTTTCACATGTCTCAATTTGGCTATGGTCACAACGACCCGGTCGGGGCTCCGTTTGACTTCTACTCCGGAGCAGTCGCAGTCGCTGCGTCCACTCCGTACGTGATGCAGTCGGCGACGCTGATTCTGCTCGCTGCGGCTCCCGTAACGGTCGGCGCAATCACGCTGCCTCTGAATCCGCCCGACGGATGCGAGGCGACGCTTGCGGTCCCGGTCGGTGGCAGCACTGTCACCTGCACCGTGGCTGCGAACACCGGTGATCTGCTCTCGGGCACCGCTGCAACCTCGATCGCGACGACCGCTCCGGTGCGATACCGGTACACGTTGAACGGCTACGTCCTGGGCAATTCGCAAGCCCCGGGCGCCACCGCACTCAATGCGCGTACCTGGATCCGCATCAACTAAGGGTTCGCGCGCCGCCCTCACCCGGCGCGCACAACGGCAAGGGGCCGTACTTAAGCCCGCGAGGGTACCTTGACAAGTCGGGAGAGACCGGCCCTGAATTTTAGGAGTGACGCGTGCCGCAGACCAATCAGCAGATCGTAACGGAAGCGTATCAAACGATCGGCGTTGTCGCTGATGGCAAATCCTGCACGCCGACTCAAGGCTCCGTGGGAATCACGGTGCTCAACGATATGCTCGCGACCGAGGCCATCGACGGTACGCGCCTGGGGTGGTACCCGCAGAACTTCGCAACGCAGTGGACCAAAATGTCCCCGTTGGCGGATGGGAACATCGGGGATGTCAAGTACATGCTCGCCGAGAGGCTTGCAGCGAAGAACGGCATCACGATCGATCCGACGAAGGACCTCACGCTGTACACGCTCATCTCGGACGCTAAGAGCCGATTGGCGAAGCGATCCTTGCGGATGTTCGAGTCCGACCTTGGCGAGCTACAGCGCGCTCAGTCGAGCGTGACGGGCAACGGTTACTTCGTTTAAACGATGGCCACCACCGTCTCCATCCCGCTGGGTGACTACGGGCTGCGCGATCCGCGGGCCAGTGGCAAGCAGCTGGTCGGGTGCTTCCCGGTCCCGCTCGATACCGACGCGCCCGCGGGGCAGTCCCCTAACCCTGACGGCAAGCAGATCGCGACGCTACAGCGCATGCACGGCATTGCGCCACTCGCCTCGCTGCTCGTCCCAGGTGCCGAAGACACGAACGTGCGCGGCTTCGATCAGATGGCCGGATTGCAGTACGTGGTGATCGGCCAGACGTTGTATTTCCTCCAGGAAGGCAATGTCCTCACTGCCGTCCCGGGCAGTCAGAATCAGATTGTCCACAACCCAGCCGCAGGCACGAGCGACTTCGTGCGGATGACGAACAATACCGAGTGTCTGGTGATCCTGATCCCCGGCACCAATATGGCATGGTCCTATAGCCCCTCCGGCGGCGGCTTTCAGAAGATGACGCAGTCCCTCTTCCTAATACTCGGCGCGGCGGATATGTGGTTCGTTGATACCTACATAGTCTTATTGGCCGCTACCTCCGTCACACCGGGCGCTCCTGTGGATACGCCGACTGCGACGGTCGAAGGCGCCTCGTATACCTTTTACAACGACGACGGCCTTCAGGTATCGGGCGCGGGTCAAATCACTTTCACGAGCGCCGCCTCGTTCACGCGCGAGTTCGGTACCGACCTCTTTGTGGGCGGTATCATCGATCACCGCGAGATCCTGTTGATGGGATCGAAGACCTCAGAAGGATACGTGAACGTCGGCGCCTCGGTTGGTACCCCCTTCCAGGCCGCCCCCGATAGCTTCATGCATAAGGGTTGTCACTACCTGTGCGGCTACGCAATCGCGATGCAGGACGAGGCGCCCATCTGGGTGGCCAATGATTTGACGGTCCGTCGCCGCAATGGGCAGACGCCGATCAAGATCTCAACACCCGCGATAGATGAGTTCCTGCAGACGGCGAATCTCTTCGGGTGCTACGCGCTTACACCGACGGTAGACGGTCACCCTCTGTGGGTGCTCACCGTTCCGGCCTCCTCGCGCACAGTTGTGTACGACTGTTTGACGCAGAAGTGGTTTGACCTGGAGTCCGGGTTCAATCAGTTGGGGTATTGGCGCCCGCTGTGCTCCACCAACTGGCGCGGGTTGCAATTGGTGGGGGATTCGCAATCTCCGGCCATTGGTTTCTTGACGCCCACCACGTTCGCGGAATTCTATCCGTCCTTTGGAGAGCCCGAGGACGAAAATATCGCTCAGGCACTGCAGATTTGTTCGTTTACGACCCAGGGCATCTACGACGGCAATAACCGCATTACGCACCGTCGCGTCGAGGTGGTGATGACCCCAGGCGGCGCGACCGGGGTGACCGGCGGATCGAGCGTTCGACAAAATCCGCTCACCGGCGCAAGCGGCTTCTACGCGCCGCAGGTGGAGCTGTACTGCTCGGACAATGGGTACGTGTTCGAGTCATTCACGGATCCGGTGCTACTTGGCGCGCAGGGCGACTATGACAAGCGGGCCTTCTGGTTCAACTTAGGGCAAGCGCGCATTCGTTTCTACCGTTTCCGCGTGACGGAGCCGACACCGCTCTTCACGGTGGACATCCAGGCCGAACTACAGGGCGGCAAGTGGTAACGCTATGACGACGACGTTAAACGTGCGGCCGGGATTGAGCGCACCGCTGGTGAACAGTATCCCAAGCACGTGGGATCCGCAGTGGTTCCGTCGCTGGATAACAGATTTCCTGAACCCTCAGCAGATCACCGCTGGTGCGGCAGCTGTCATTGACGCAGGTAACATCCACTATGACATCTCCCCTGCCGAGAGCGCAGCCGGCGTGACGCCTACCAACTACTCGATTAGTTCCCATGCCCAGATCGGGGGGTGTTTGCTGGAGCGCTATGGAGGAGGGATTGGTGAAAGCGCTACGCTCAATAGCGCAGCATTTGTACAAGCCTCACTGGTTGCGGGGCAGTGTGATTGCCCGATTCTTCTCACCGCAAATTCTGGGGTGTGGAGTTTCAATTCCCCTTGGATCTTAACCGGGACAAGTCAAAACTCAGGAGGGCCTCCCACTGGAGCGTTAGGGGCTCGGGTGCAAGGGTATCTGGGGCGTCCTGAGGTTAACTTCTCCGGCATTTCCAACACCACCGATGTCATACAGTTAGGCGGCATCACCATGCCACAGGTTGCGATTCAGGACCTGTCCATTAATTTCCAAGGTACTGGGCGAGATGCCATTGTTAATTCAGGCAGTAGTTTTGCCCTCTATGAGAATTTGTTCCTGGAGAACTGCGCACGAGATACCGATGTATGTTCGGTGTCAGGTACCGCTTTCGTCCAAAACCGCACGGTGCGAAACGTTTACGTTTATAACACCGGCCGACACGCCAGACGCTATCAATTGGCGGGTTCAGGGGGGGCTTTCGTCAACGAGGAGTTGACGGAGAACTTCAATATCTCCGGGGTCTCAGCCCTCACTGCTGGCGGCGCTGCAGTGTATATGACCAGTAGTGCCTCAGGTGCTGGGTCCAAGTTCGCTAATCACAAGTACTCGAAGATCTCCTGGGATAACGGCTACCAATCATCTTACCTTCCCTCAGGGCAAATTCCTGCCGTAAGCCCCTTCGTCATCGATTCAGGCGCGTTACAGAATAACGTGATTGAAGGGGCAGGCGGGTGGGAGAACACCGGAGCGGTCTCACCGGGTGCTGGCTATGCCATTCTCATCACCGGAGGGGCGACAGTTTCAGGCTTTGTCATGCGCGCGGGGTTGGTGACCAACTCCTACTGGGGCAGCAATGGAATTCCCCCGGCAGTCACGCAAGGATTGGCGGAGGAAACCTCCTTCAATCGCGAGACCCGCATGCCGATGACGGTGCTGGGAAATAACACTTCGGGTACTTCGGTACTGCCTGACTATAGTGCCATTCGCACCGGGGCTGCAACCACTCCTGGTCCTTTGTTCGGGCAGGATGCGTGTGGAAGCTTGATCAACTCCACCTCTAACACCGGGATCACGTGGCTGCAATGGAACGGTAATGTCATCTTCTTCACCAGCGCCAATCCCAACTCAGGGGCGAGTGCGACCTGGACGCAGATCGGATCAATAACCGCTACCGGGGGTTTTCGGCCCGGGGCTGGATTCTCAGCCATCTATAGTGGTACCGGGGCGCCAAGTTCAGGCTTAGGGGCGAATGGAGATTATTATTTCCGCCAGGACACTCCGGGTACTTCAAGTCAGAGAATCTACATCAAGGCCTCAGGGTCCTGGACGGCCCTTACAGTATGAGTGATTTAAGGAGCGTAATGGATGATCGACGCCGAGCACGAAGTTATCCTGGTAGCCAACATATGACGGATGATGAGATCGAGCGGGTGGCTGATCGGGTGTTCGAGAAGATGCAGGCCCAGATTGGCAAGAACGCTATTCGGGCCTCCATCCGGGCCTCGGACGACTTCGTACAAGCGATGCAGAACTACCAGCAGAAGTCCGATGATCAGCGTCAACCAAGCTAGAGTCGCGGATACGTTGGTCGGAGTCTCAGGGGGAACCTTCTTGACCGCTCATTGGTTCCTGGTCGCGGACAAGCTCATGCACTTTGGCGCCGAGACGGTCTCGGTGGTCACGGGCGTCAGCGCCGCGTTGTTCTACATTCCGGTCGTATACAGGAGAGCAAAAGTGTTGGTCGCAAAACTTTTGCTGAAGACATGACGCCCCTCGATGCGCGCATCCCCCAACAGCTGCTGACAGATATCGACGCAGCAGAGGGCGACTCCCTCGTCGCCTATCTCGACACGGCAGTACCCCCGAATTGGACCATCGGCCGTGGGCATGAATTGCCGCGGCCGATGGTGGGCCAGACGTGGGCTGGGTTCACGATCTCCCAGGCAGTGTCTGATCGCTATCTGCAGGAAGACATCCTGAAGGTTTATCCGTGGGTCGAGAAGCTCGCGGAGTGGCCGAAGATGGACACACCGTGCCGCCAGAACGCACTGCGCGAGATCGGCTTCAACATGCGCACCCGGTGGAACTCTTTCACCGTGACGCGCGCCGCGGCCGTGGTCGGCAACTGGCGGGCGGTGCACGACGGACTCCTCGACAGCGAGTGGGCCAAGCAGGTGCAGCCGCACGAGTGGGTAATGGGTCTGTGCAAGGTCTGCCATCAGCCCGAGGCGACTTCCGGTCCGCGAGACTACTGCAAGGGGCGAGATGGTCGGGCGACGCGCCTTGCGCGTTATTTCCTCAAGGGCCAGTACCCGTGATCCATGCGTTGAAGAAGATGTTCATGGAGCGCGATGGCACCACCTTGTGCTTCGTGCGCACTGCCGTCGCGGTCGGTCAGGCAGCGTACTTCGCTCTCACCGGACTCGCCATCAAGCATGGGCAGCAGATTGATTTTGTCAGCTGGGCCACCGGTTACACCGCATTGATCGTCGGTGGCGCGGGTGGCGCGCTGTTGAAGTTACAGACAGAGGACCCAGGCCCATGAGCGCACTACTCGCACTGATTCCGTTGAAGGACTGGTTTTACGCCGGCCTCATCGCGCTGCTCCTGATCTTCGGCATTCACGAGTACCAGGACATTGAGGCGAAGGGCGCCGCACATGAACAGGCCGCAGTACTTGCCGCGAGCGCGAAGGCTGACGCCACCGCGAAAGCGCAGATCGCCAAGGTGACCGCGGACTACTCTGCAGCCATCGTGACCGTAGGAGAGAATTATGCCAAAGCAATTCAGAGTGCCGATGCTGCTCACAGCGCTGATCTTCAGCGCCTGCAGCAGCGTGCCGCAAGTGGTAACGGTACCAACACCTCAGTGGGTAGTACCGGCTCCGCCAGCGCGACCGCAAATGCTGGGACCGCCCGCGCTCTCGCGCTGGGAAGCGTTCCTGCAGAGCGCGCCCTAGACCTCGCCGATGCCCTCAGGGCAGACGACGCAGCACTGATCCAGTGCTATGCAGAGCGCGATTCGCTGACAGGTAAATAGAATGTCCACTGCACCCGCGATGAGCGGCACGAACACTTCGATCTCCGGGGGTACTGACCTCACTTCGATTCTGGGTAATCTGCTCGGCGTTGGCGCGACCACGGCCAACAGCGTCATTGGCGGCAATAATACCGCCGCCGCCCAGGTTGCGGGGGAGCAGGCCGGCATCAACACGCTGGGCACAACCCAGACCAACATCAGCAACCTGCTCGGCACGCAGGCGCAGACCGGCAACGCGGCGATGACGAATTTGAGTACCTATCTAGGGCTCAACGGTCAGCCCGCGGACTTCAGTCAGTTCTACAACACGCCCGGCTATCAGTTCGCGGTGAGCCAGGGTACGAACGCAATCCAGAGCGCCGCTGCCGCCAACGGTAGCGCATACACGCCGAACACGCTCGCTTCGATCGGCAACTACGTGCAGGGTGCCGCTTCGACCAACTATAACAACTACATCAGCAATCTGCTGGGTACGAGCCAGCTGGGCGTGAGCGCGAATCAACTCGGCACGACTTCGAATCTGAGCACGGGATCCAGCATCGCGCAGTTGCAAGCCGCGCAGGGTTCCGCGAATGCTTCAGGCGCAGCGAACACGTCCAGCTCGATCGGCAACGCGCTGTCAGCGCTCGGCGGTTCAAGCGGGATCGGCGCGCTGCTTACGAACCTGCTGGGCGGCAACGCCAATGCGTCCGGTTCATCGAGTACGCTTGGCGGCTTAGGCACGGCGATCAACGGGCTCTTCGGGGGCACCGGCACGGCCGGTTCGATGACCTCAACGCAACTGTCGAACCTGCTCGGCAATGGCGGTCTGTCGGAGACGAATAATTCCGCGTACGACACAGACACCAGCCTCTCGAACGCGCAGCTGGCCGCGCTCTACGGCTTCGGTACCAACGACACGTCTGGTAGTTCAAACAGTTCGAACAATTCGGGCACTTCGTCAAGTACCGATACCAGTACTCAGGACTATCTCGACAATTTTCTAAATACGAGTTTTAGCAGCGCTGGCGGGCAAGCCGCCACGACGAACCTGGGGGGCCTGACCGACGCACCCACTGGTTTGAATCTGAATCTGCCGACGACCTCGGGGTCGACGGCGACGTTGGCGAGCGGGAGTAATCTGCTCGGTGGCGCACTTGGCGTCGCTGGCGGTATTGCCTCGGGTACGCCCACCGGATACGCGTCCGCTGGTTTGAACGCCACGAAGCTGGTCTCCAGTAACCCGATCACGAGCGGGGGACTTGGCACGAACGCGAGTGCCATCAACACCGGTGCCGGAGACGCGATCAACGCGCTCGGTATTTACACCGGCATCAAGACCGGTGGCGTCGGAGGAGATGCTTCTGCGGCTGTGAACGCCGCGCAGCTGGCGACGAAAGGCCTCGCAACAACCGGTGCGATCTCAAGCGCCACCGCAGGCACTGCCCTGGGCGCACTGAACCTCGCGGCGATTCCGCTCGACCTTTACAACGAGGTGAAGTCGTACCAATCCGGCGCCACGGCCAGCGACGCGCTGAGTGGATTGCAGACGGGTGCGGCGATTGGCTCGTTCTTCGGGCCTCTAGGCACGGCGATCGGTGGCGTGATTGGCGCAGCCGGAGGCGCAATCGCCTCGGCCTTCGGCGGCGGTAAGAACGATCCGGAGACGTTGACGGACAACAATATCGATCAGGCTCTGGCCTCGGGTAGCGCCACCGCGGCGTCCACTGGGCTCGACTCCCCTGAGGGCGCGTTCCAGTACGTCACGGGTGTGATGGACGCAAAGAACGCGACTGCGGGCCATAGTCAGCCGATCGAGCAGATCTTCGGCCGCGAGGGCGAGACCAGTCTTACCAATCAGATGGCCTCGCAGATCAATAGCGCAGTCAGCTCGGGTCAGATCTCGATGCTGTCCAATGGCGGCGTCGCGTTCAAGACCGGTGGCGGCACCGTCGAGTACTCGGCCGCGGATGCGCCGGGGCAGATCTACTCTCAGATCGTCTCCCCATGGCTTAACTCTAAGGGCGCCGCGATCTCGGGCGATTCGGTGGATCTGAATGGCGCCAACCAGGGTCAAGCGCTCCAGACTTCACTGCAGACGCTGATCGGTAGCTACATCAGCGGAAACCTAAATTCTAAGACGGCACTGGACAGCAGTGGCCAGACTGATTCAACATTGCCCGAGTTTCTCGGGTTAGAGGACGCATAAATGGCTGACGTGACTGCACCAGGACCGATCCAAGACTATGGTCCGCTGCTGAATTCTCAGCAGACGATCCAGACGGGCAACGCGAACACAGCGGCGCTCACGGGCCTCACGCAGGCGCAAACTGGACTCGTGGGTCAGCAGACGACTGCGGCGGGTCTCCAGAATCAGCTCACCGCCATGCAGATGCAGCTGTTCAAGACCGGACTGAACGGTTTGCTGGTGGGTCAGCAGACGGGTAGGACCGATCAGAGCGGCGAGGACGGTCCCGCAGCGACGAACTACTTCGACTCTGCCGCGGTCGATGCCGGCCTGCGTCAGCGGTTCTTCGTGAACCCGGCCGGCACCCCCGCCCAGCAGAAGCAGCTGCAGCTCGCGGCGCTGAGCGGTAACCCGGGTCTTCTGGAGTATGCGAAGCAGCAGCGCGATCTCGGTGTGCAGTCCTCGGTCGCGCAGAACCAAGCTGACGCCAGCAACGTGTATGACAGCATGGCCTCGGTAGTCGCCGCGCGCGATAGCGGCGTCTCGCCCTTCGCCGCGCTTCAGGCCGTCAACCCGGCCGCTGCCGCGCAGATCGCGCAATCAACGGATGACCCGACTGAGCGCGACAACGCCGCCGCTGCGCTCGCCTCCCACGTGGCCGCGAACGTCCATCAGTACACCGGTCGACCCGTGGAAGCAGGCACCGACGGCGTGTATCGCGATAAGACCACGCAGCTGCCTGTCGCGGGGCTCGCGCAGGCGGGTCTGACCACGGCTCAGTGGATGGATGTGGCGAAGGACGCGTACAGCCTCGTGCCCATTAAGAATTCGGACGGTTCCGAGACCCAGGTACCGAAATATATGTCGCCCGGTCAGCCCGGTGGCGGTAATGCGGCCGCTTGGATCAAGGCGATGGCGCAGCAGCGGTATGGCGGAGCGGGCACCTCTCCGACGATGGGCGGCGCGCCCGCGGCCCAGGCCAACGCGGCGGCTAATGCTGCGAGCAAGGCCGCCAAAGCCTCCAATCCGCCAGTGCCTACGGACAGCGATCCGCAAACGGCCAAGGCGCTCGCGGACCCCAGCTACCGGTTGACGAGCCAGCCGGATCTGCCGACGTTCAAGGCCGGGCAGACGCCCAACACCGAGCAGGCCGCCGCACAGGCGGAGGTCGGTACCGCGCGCAAGGAAACCTTCCAGGACACGCAGAAGCTTATTTCCGCGAACCAGCAGTCTTTGACGTTCTACCGGGCCGCGCAGCAGATCATGAGCAATTCAACAGCGTTCACGCCGGGCGCGTACGCTAGCGTCTTGCAGGAAGCGAAACGTTGGATCCCGGGCTACGACTCGCTCGACACGAGCAACTACCAGGAAGTTGCGAAGTACCTCAGCAATGCAGCTTTGCAGAGCGCGAGTCAGATCTTCCCGAAGATGACCGACACGGCCAAGAAGCTCGCGCTGACCACGTTGAATCCGAACACCGCGCAGAACCCGACTGCAGTCAAGAACATGATCACCACCAACATGGCGAACTCGCAGTACCTGATTGACACCGCGGGCCGATTCCGCAAATACAACATGGCGGGCAATGACCCGCGCTCGTTCTACGACTGGAATCGTCAGTACTTCCCCCAGGAGAGCGTGGTAGTCCCGCCATCTGGTACACTCCCCGCTGCGGCCGCCTCGCAGTTGAAGGAAGGCACGCACACCACGTTCAAGAACGGTCAGGTCTGGACGTTGCAGAATGGTAAGCCGACACTGGTGAGTGGACAGTAATGTCTGATTGGGATGTAGCCTCAGAAGCCGCAGCTCCGCAGCCTGCTCCCGTGGTCGATCCGACCACGGGACCTACCCCTGCGCCCTCGATCCCCGCGGCCGCACAGACCGCAGCGGCGCCGACTGATGAGTGGAGTGTGGCGGCCGAAGAGCCCGCGCCGGTCAAGAAGGATAAGCAGACCGCACTCGGCGGCGCGAACGCCGCAGCCACGGGGTTCAACTCCGGTGTGCTCGATGTCGTGGGTGCGCCCGTCGATACCGCGCGCAACATCAAGGAGATGGCCAAGGCCGGCGCGGGCGTGGTCTCGAAGCTCACCACGGGCACCATCCCAGACTGGTTGCAGCCGGAGGATCCGGACAAGTACAAGTATGATGTGGGCTCGTCCCAGTGGCTGAAGCAACAGGTCTCGAACCTGGGCGCCGGCAACCTCGTCAACTCCGTCCAGAAGACCAAGCTCAATCAGTACCTGAATGCGGGCGGCGAGGGTGCGGGGGCAACCCTGGCGTCCGGTGGGAACCTGCCGGCGGCCGCCGCGGGCGCGCTGGGCGGCGCGGTCAGCCAGCAGGTGGCCGACTCCGGGGCCCCTGATTCGGTGGCAGCCATGACCGGCATCCTGACCGGCGCCGCGGTGCATCATCTTACCTCGCCCGGAGCCCCTGCGAAGGCCCCGGGAACGGCGGTATCGACCTCGGGCGTCCCGAACGCCGAGGACATGCTCAACGATTTCTGGGACTACTGGAACGTGCAGGTAGACCCCGCCGAGCGCATCCTGAAGACCCCCAGCCTGCCCGGTCCCACGCCGGCAGAGGCGGAAGGGTCCAGCAAGAAGGCCGCCCCAGCGGCTCCAGAAACCGCACCGGTGGCCGTCGGAAAGCCCACGCCGGGCTCCGCCGCAGTCCCGACCGAGACTGACGCGGAGGTCCAGCAGGCGACCAAGGCCCAGGACTTCTCCGCCTCCGCGGTGCCTCCGGACCATTATGTCATCACGGCCGACGGCAAGGCATCCCCGTTGGTCGGTGCCGACGCGGCTGACACCGTCGCCGCGCCGGGCACTGTGATCGTCCAGAAGGGCGACGGCGCCAAGAAGGTCACGATCGTGTCCAAGGGCGCGGACCTGGACGATAAAGCCGCCCAGGGGGCCCTGGATCGCGCCGTAGAGGCTGGCGAGCTGACCTCCGAGAAGGGTCAAGCGCCGTCCACGACGCCCGACGGCGGGGTTGAGGTGAATGAGGCACCGCTGCCGCAGTCGGCGCCCGAGCCCTACATCCACCCGAACGATACTCACCCCATGCGCAACGGGGTGCCGTATGCCATGGTGAGCGCCGAGCGCCAGGACGCCCCGCCGCAGGAGAACGCCCGCAATACCCAGATCCTGGGCCAGTACCTGCAGGCGGCTGGGCTGCGATCCGCGCCGACCCAAGGCCAATACCTCGGCGTCCCCGAGCACTCTTACGCGGTCTCCACGCCCACGCCGCAGGCCGCCGATTTCGTCAACAAGGTGGCCCAGCAGTTCAAGCAGGACAGTGTGATGCACGTCGACGCGAATCAGAACGCGACGCTGCACTACGGGGACGGCCGCCAGGAATGGCTTGGAGCCATGAAGCAGGTACCCGCCAGCGAGGCGAGCACCTATGCCGGTTGGACCCGAGATGAAAATGGGAACTTCTACACCGTCAAGCCGCCCGAGGCCGCCGCGCCGACAGGGGTACGAGCGGGCCCTTCGAAGTCAATCTTCGCAGATCCCGCCAAAGTCGGCGGCGTCGCGGAAGTCGGTGAGCCTGAGCAGGCGCGCCGAGCTTCGACGTTTAAACGCATCGGGCTCGACGAGGTCCGTCAAAGCGCCCTGACCGGCAACGCGAAGGAAGCCGCGAGCGATTTCCAGACATCCAAGCTCGATCACCCGGTTGGGCAGCGCATGACCGCGCTCCAGGAGTCGGAAAGGAACGCGCTGATCCAGCACGCGGACAATCTCGTGTCGGACTCCGGGGGCACCAAAGGTCTTGCCCAGCCCGACATGGAGGCGCGCGGGCGCACGCAGGCCGCGCCGATCGACGGGTACGACCAGCATCTGGAGAAGGCCACTCAGCGCATCTACGATATCGCCAAGACCGTTGCTGCGGGCAAGCCGATCCAGACCGACGGGCTCGCGAACTTCCTCACCAAGAAGAAGTCTGAGTTCCTCGGAACCGTCGAGGGCAAGCAGTTGATGGAGGGCGTGCTCTCGCGGATGAACGAGCTGGGTCTCGTGGGCGACGACAATGAGACCTTTCACCCCGCGACCGTCGAGCAGGCCGAGCGCCTGCGCCAATACATCGGCCAGCAGTGGCAGCCGAAGTTGACGCAGCTGATCTCGATGCTGAAGAATAACCTCGACAACGACGTGGCCGCGAGCGCCGGGCGCGACATCTTCAAGCAGGCGCGCGAGATCCGCGCACTGCGCTCGAAGATCCTGGAGGAGCCCGAGGCCGTCTCGAAGTTGCTGCAGCCGAAGGAGGCCAACCGCCTCGGCATCAACCGCAACGTGCCGTTCACGGAAGTGCCGCGGTATCTAGCGGAGCTGGAGCCGGATCAGTTCGGCCACTACATCGATGTGCTCAAGCAGGCCGCGACCGCAAGCCCCGAGTTGTGGAGTAAGTCCCTGGCCGCGCTGCGCGAGGTGCGCGCGCAGTATGCCAACGAGATCCTGGCCGCGGGTAACAAGACCGCGGGTGCCTGGAACCAGAAGGCCGTCAACCAGTACCTGAAGGATCACGAGTTGAACATGCGCAAGGTGTTCACCTCCGAGGAACTGGGCAAGTACCAGGACCTCGACAACGCGGGCCGCTGGCTGCATCAGGACAAGAGCTACCCGGGTGCTGAGGCGCAGAAGCAGAACTTCATCACCAACGGGATCTTGAAGGGCGGCGGTCTTGCGGCTGAAGGCGCCGGTGCGGCCATGGGTCACATCCCGGGCTGGCTCGCCGGCCGGGCGATCCACGGCGCTGCGAACTTCGTGGCGGACAAGGCGCTGGGCCGCACGATCGAGGGCCGCATCATCGATCTCAACGGACGCAAGGCGCCGAAGTCTGAGATCACGACTGGAATGCACGGTGATGGCCCGCGGCCACTGAGCGGTGCGTCCCCAAAAGAACGCGGCGGCCCTAAGGCTGCCGGCAACCTGCTGTTCCGCCACTTCTCGAACCTGGATGACTACAAAGTCACCCTGGATCCGAACAAGTACGGCACCGGGTTGAAGGGCCGTGAGGCCACGCGCGTGGCGGGCGGCGCGCCCAAGTCGATCAGTCTCTACAGCATCGATCACCCAGACAATCAGGTGGAACATGAGCTACGAGGACGCACTGAGTATCGAGTTTCTGTTCCCCGCTCAAAGCTATATGACCTGTCGGCGGATCCGAAGGGCATCATCGACAAGGTCATGGCGCGCAACGATGGCGTGTACGACCACACCCAGGTTGAGAAGGCCGTCAAGACTGCCGGTTATCTCGGCTATCATCTCCCGAATGGCGATGGCATCTTCAAAGGTCAGGCTCGACTCTTCCAACCGACCCAGGCGGTGCGTGTGGATCAACTGGGCCCGTCGCAGCCGCGCCGGCCGTTGAGTTTATCACTGCCCCGCCAGCGCGGTGGGCCGAAGTTCGAGGCGCCCAGTGCAATCACCAAGTACCTGACGGAACCGGAGAAGGCGCAGCTGCGCACTGACACCGCCATGCGTATGGTCGAGGCGTTCCACGAATTGCCCCCCACGCACGAGCTGGCGGCCGCTGCGCTCGCAGGACAGGCCAAGCGCGGTTGGTACGATGATAGTGCGAAGGCGATCACGAACGTCTTCGGGCCCGACGCGCCGCGCTTCACTGCGCTCTTGGCCGCGATGAGCCCGCAGACCTCCGTGCAGATGAACTTCCACAACGCGCTGCGCACCTTCGTCGGCTGGGACAAGGCCGGGCGGCCCACCGATCCCGGCGAGATCAAGTCCATCATGGAGCAGAACTCACTGAAGAGTCCTGTTGCCAAGGCGGAAGGCAAGTCCAACGTGCTGGGCGCCTGGGTGAACAACTCAGTGCGCGCGCTCACGGATCCGGACCCCGAGAACCTCACGCTGTCGGGCCCGAAGGTCGACTCGTTCATGAAGAACCTGCAAGGTCATGTGAACGCCGTCACACTCGATGCCTGGATGGCAAGCTTCGCGCACATCGATCAGAACCGCTTCGCGGGCGGTCTCACGAAGACCGGGCCCGGCAAGTCGCCCACGTACCTGGGCTACTCGGCCAAGGTACGCGAAGCGGCCGCCATGCTCACCAGGAAAACCGGTGAGAAGTGGACACCCGCGGAGGTGCAGGAGACCGTTTGGTCCTGGGCGAAGACCGCGTACGAACACGCCGACGAATTCGGTGGCATGGCCACCATCCCTGAGTTGGTGAAGAACGGAGAGATCACCGATGAGCTTATCAAATCCACCCCCGCCTTCCATACCCTCTTCCAAGAAGCCGGGCACAGTAACGTCCTCAGAGATTCTCGATTCAGTGGGGGTCTTGAGCGACTACATGAAGGGACGGGATCAGACCCCGGCAGCAGCTCTCCAAGCCAAAAGGCAGACGCTGCTTCACGCTCTCTCAGGACACACCTCTACAAAGCCGCCGAGCGCCTAGAGGGCGTCAGGCAAGAACGATCTGCGGCACGAGGCAAGAGCGCCTCCCCGCTGCTCGGTGACGATGACACGGAGTTTTAAATGGCCGCAGCTTCTGGAATGTTGTTTGATGATCCGCAGGCGAAGCCGTTGAGCGCCACCGGTGACCCCATGCCCGGCGCCTACTACCTGTTCTACAATACCGGGGGTCTGGTACCCCAGCAGGTGTATGCGGATGGCCTGCTGTCGACCCCTCTTTCACAGACGCCAGGGCAGGCTCAGCCCAGCTGTACGGCAGATGCTAACGGCCGGTTCAATCCGATTTACCTCAACCCGTCGATCACCTACCGTGTGCAGCTCTACAACAGCTCAGGGCAGCTGCTAGAGAATGTCGACCCGTACGTAGTGGGTGCCTCGATCGCGGCCCTCACGGGCGCCACCGGCAGTGGCACGGCCACCTTGAGTGATGGCACGAACACGACCACCGTCAGCTATGCGTACTGGCTCTCAAACGGCGGCACCGTGTGCACGCTGCAGGTGTCGTCGGGCCTGATCACCTCTGCCACGACGAATCTGTTCATGAACAATCTGACGGGCAGTGGTTGGCCGACGATGGTGGCCGGAGGTGACACGTTCCACTCGATCCCGGCCGAGAATAACTCAGCCTACATCACTGCAGTCGCCCAGCAGGGGTTCAACCAGACCATGACCTTCCAGGCGAACCCCGTCACGGGTGCGGCGTCTTGGACCATCGGGGGCTCCAAGGGATTCCCGGTCGGCTTCACCATCACCTACCCGGTGAATGGGATCCTGGAGCACTAGAGCTTCATCCAGGTGATGGGTAGTCCGCAGCTGACATCAACTTTGCATGTCACTGCGCACGCCTCCTGCGCGCTGGCCCCCAGATGCATGGCGGTCATCGCGCCCTTCCTTCCTGAACCGATCGCATAGAATCGGCCCAGTGCCGGCACGAGCCGGCACAGATGGTTCGCGGTGAAGAGCTTGCGACCGTCCCACACCAGCACCTCGAAATCCTCTTCGAGGTCCAATTGAGTCAGAGACTCAGGCGGCTCCTTCCCCGAGCCGTACCAATCCAGAAACACCATCCCCGAATACGAGCCACCCGCGGTGCCGATGATATGATCGCGGCGCCCGATCTTCTTGCGGAAGAGCTTCTCGCATTGGCTGTGCGTGTCATCACCCCAGGTCTCTCGCGAGTCCGCGGCGATGATTCCACTGCGCACCGCGATGACGGTCACGGGATGGCCTTCCTGCGGAAGCCATAGTCGCGTCCATCCACTGCGCTCTCCAGCGCCGGATTGCTGTTCATACAGTGGCCACCACTTACTTTATGTCCCGGGCAACCTTCACGGAAGCAAACATACTCCCAGGCATCGACCTCAGTGGCGGGCGGCCACTGATCGGAGCTTTGAAACGGACCCGGGGTCTGCGAGTACACGGTCGGGAATTTGGGGAAATCCTGGCCGAGGATCGGACCGCGGGACTCCAGTGGCGCGCGGCGTGCGGCTTCGTCGACGCACTCCTGCGATACCCAGGCATAGCCTGCGGCATCGGTCATGTTGTCGCGCTTCGGGTGATTCACCTGCCGCGAGAGCTTCACGCAGATCATAGCCATCGCCATTTCGTGAGGGCTGATCGGTTCGCTCAGCTTGTGCGCCAGCAGCGCCGAGACGAGCGCCGCGGTGCGCGTGTAATCATCCAGCGGGTGGCCGTAGTCTTTGGCGCGGTCGCCGTGCGTGAGACGTTGGGCTTCCTGCAAAATACTTTCAGTTTCGGTAGTCATTCACATCCTCTCCCTCGAATTGATACGGAACCCGGCTTGCTGTAGTCGGACTCGGCCAAATATTCCTGCCACTTCGTCCAGCCCTTTGGACACCAGAAGCCCCACTCGCGGCGAAACGGTGCACGGAACCATAGTGACCATACTGCACCGTGGCCCTCCCTCAGCTCGATCCGGTGCGGCATCTCGCCGCGACGGAACACGACGGAACCCGGACCGCACCAGCGGCGCTTCGGCGGCTCCCAGGCGTGCGAGGTGACTTCGTAGTAGCCACCCCACAGCACGACCGTCCAGCTGTCGCCTCGGTGGTCATGCAGTGCTCGATCGTCATCGCTCTTGAACCAACGATGCAGGTTCAATCGCCACCCGCGCCGATAGAGCCACTGCGGCACCCACAAATGCCAGCGGTGGGTCTGTGGGTTTTCCTTCGGCCCTATGATCAGGTCCGGGTACTTCATGACTAGAGCCTCCAGCTCCCGTTGATGACGTTGATCATGGTGCGCTTCCCGTTGGCGTACACCAGCACATGCGTGTTCAGCCAGCCCGACGGGCCGCGGTTGTAGCCGCGCTTGAGAAGTGTCGATGTACCAGCGCGCCACGCCCCACCCATGATGCCTGGGGCGTGACAGTCGCCAGCGATGGTCTTAACGCCGAGCTTGGAGTAATTGGCGACGGTGCCCCTACTTCCATTGGGCCCGAGGTGACCATGCATGCCCACCTCGATATCAGCGACCTTATACGATTCATCATAGTCGAGCACCTTCACGCGTGAGTCGTTGACGAAGTGGAGCTTGGCGAACTCGATGTACGCGTCGAGCCGCTCGGCATCATCCGGATGCATCGTGGAGGCCTTCTTGACCATGGCGCTCGCGCTGTCCAGGTAGAAAGCGCGGTTCTTCGGGCCGATCTTCTTCCAATCCGTGAACTTCAGCCACTTCATCAGCCAGTCGTGGTGGTTGGAGGGCTTGATGATGACGCTGTCGACGCCGTCCAGGCGCTCGGTGATGAATCGGAAGCTCTCCTGCACCTCCTCCTCGACGTTGTCCAGACGGCTGTACGACAGCGCCGTGGAAACGAAAGGATTCTGCTCGGTCCAATGATTGACGCTCTGGCCGTCCAGCACGTCGTTCCATCCCAGGACCCGCGGCCTCAGTTGCGGGATGATTTCCTGGAAAGTCGCGCGCTCGACCGCAGGATCGATACCTCGGATGTGGGTGTCTCCCATCTCAAGATATAGAGGGCGCATTGCGGAGTCTTCTCCATCAACACAAACCGGGGCGCCCCCGCTCCAGTCCGCGCCGTAGTACCAGACATCTCCACTGTGAGCCTCGTAAAAGGCACCGGTCGACTTCTCGGCATTGATCTGCCTCATGTGAAAGGTCTTGCCGCGAATCTCGACCACCACCGCGCCGAGCGTATGGTGGAACTCGCCGCGCTTACCGGTCGCCGTGTCGGTGTAGTTCGGCAGCGTGCACGCGCCGGTGGTGGTCATGATCTTCGGTAGGCGGCCCTGGGGCGTCGCCACCGTGCGCAGCTGCACCTTCGTGTGCGCCAGGATCATCGATTCGCCGTGCGTGATCGGCTCCCAGCCGGCAAGAGGCGAGACCGCGGTCGGCTGCGTCTTCACATCCGCGCACAGGATCAGGTTCTCATTTAAACGACGCCTGACATTCCACAGATACTTACGGTTTGGGTAGACCTTCGCCTCGTACTTGGCCAACGACAGCTTGCGGTACTTATCCTCGCGCAGATCGTACGGGGGCGCCGGTGCGTCCAGCCACCAGTCCGCATTGCGCTGGCTGTCGGTCCATACTGAGGTCGCGTTCTTATAGCGGATCGGGACGATCAGCAGCTCCGCGTCACGGTGCTCGCAATACTTCTTGAGGTTCTCGACGAAGGCGTCGTGCATCGGGGTCGCGTTCTGTGCCGCGGTGATGACGAAGATTTTGGAGCCGCTCAGTGAGCGCTTGTACACCTTCGGGGTGGTGCGGATCTGGGTGCCGTCCTGGCCCCGCACAACGCCGTCTTGAGGATTGGTGGTGGAGTAGCAGTAGACTTTGCCGGTCACGCACTCCCACCTCTGCCTGCCGCTCTGGGCCTTCTGCCCGATAGTCATACCCTTGCCGCACTTGGGGCATTTCGGGCGAGAGTCGCCTTTGGTGAGGAGTTTTACCGCCTCTTTCATGGTTACTAGTTTGTTAGCCACTCGTCGACCTCCTGGCTCGGGCGGCGCGCAGGGCGTCTTGCACCGAACATTTGGTTCTGATTCGATCCCGAGCGACGCCGTCCATTGAGTCTCGTACCATGATGTCGAAGACGCGTACCACTCGCTTAAATCCCGCCTGTATCTGCCGGGCCGCCCCGACGCGCTGCAGTACCTGGGTACGAAGCTCCATGTCCCAGGTTTGGGAGAAGAATACCACGTTCCTCCCCCCATATTGCAAGTTCAATCCATGGCCCCCTGACTGCGGGTGAATCAGGCCCATTTGGATCTTACCGGCGTTCCAATCGTCCTCGTCCCTCTGGGTTTTGAGCACCCGGGCCCCGGAGAAGTGCTTCAGGATCCGGGGCGTATCGAACTGCCACCAGATCGGCACCAGGAGTGGCTCGCCTGTCTCCTCGGCAATGTTCTCCAGCGCCGGGATCTTCTCATCGTGCACCCAGTGCGCGACCTCGTTGTCGTCATACACCGACCCCGAGCACATCTGCAGGAGCTTCGAGGACTTGGAGGCCGCGGACAGCGCGTCGATCTCAACGCCCTCGCCCACCTCAGTGTAGAAATCCTTCTCCATCCGATCGTACTGCGCGCGTACCGGCGCCGGCAGATCTATCTCGACCGGGATTTCGAGATCTTCCTCAATGTCGAGCCAGTCCTCTGCCCGAAGCAGTAGCGTGATATCTGCGATTGCAGCGTAGATCTCCTCGGCGGCTCCGGGCTTGGGAGTGATCTCATGCGTGTAATCATTGACGAAAAACCAGCGATCGAGGAACTGAGTGAAAGTGCGTCCGAGTCGCTGTCCGAAGTCGAGGAACCAATACTGTCCCCATAGGTCGACAAGACCGTTTGGAGCAATTGTCCCTGTGAGATTGTGCCAGTGGCTAGTAAGGTGAGCAATCTGAGCAAGTGCCTTTGCGCGTACTCCTCCGCCGTGCAGCCTAAAACCCTTAAGTCGGGTGGACTCATCTGCGATGACCCATTTGAACGGCCACTTTCGTTCACCGAGTGTCTCCATCAACCACGGGATATTGTCGTAGTTGATCGTGTAGATGTCCGCGACGGGCCGCCTCAATGCCTTCTCACGCTGTGCAGCGGTGCCCAGGATCTTCTCGACCTTGAAACCCTTGAACTGGTCCCACTTCTCAACCTCCGCCGGCCACACGCTGCGCGCGACACGCTTAGGTGCCGGCACTAGGATCGGGAATAGGTTCGCACCACCCAACCTCTGCAGATCCGCGGCCGAGAGGAGCCCGGCGGTCTTGCCGAGCCCCATGTCCACCGCGACCTTGCCACGCGGTACGTCGAGGGTGAAGTCTCTGATCAGGTCCTGGTGAGGCTTCGGGACGTAGAGCATCAGTTGAATTCAATCCAGTGCGAGGCCTCAGCCTCCACATAGTTCCGCGCCTGCTCGATCGTGTACACCATGCGGACCACGACCATCTTCTTCGCGCGGCGGATATGATCACGCCGCTGGGGGACGCGTAAGTCCCCGTCAGGGCGCTTCGTCTCCACCAGCTGCATCGTGCCGTCAGGCCACGTCACGAGACGATCTGGTACCCCAATGCGCCCCGGAGAGACGTGCTTCTCGCACATCCCGCCGACGGCCTCTACGCACTTCACGAGTGCGCGTTCGACTTTGGATTCGAGCATCTACGGGTACATCCGCGTGCCGCGAATTGTCGCGTCCGGGTACTCCTGCGCGGCGTGCACGAACCCTTCCGCAAGACGTTCATCGACAAAGGTGCCGATGTAGACCTGACCATCCAGGCCACCGGTGAGGACGAACTCCGCGTCGTCGATGCGCGTCACGCTCACTGTGCTGAGCGTCGTGACGACTTTGTGAACTGTGGACATGGTTATCCTCTCTTCCCGTAGCGGAAATTTTTCCAGCCGTCCACCGCCAACGGCAGACCCTTGGACCACCAAAAACCCTTCACGCACTGTGCCTCCAACCGCTCAAGCGGGTATGAACCAACCGGCACGTCAAGCGCCAGCTCATCGTGCACATCCATCGCCAGCGCTGTACGCTCCCACTCGGTAAGCGTCAGCAGATATTCCCTCACCGCAGGCACTCTCAACGTGTCTTTGTGAACCGCGACCGCGCTCCAGCGCATCACATCATTGGCAATGGCCTGGACGATGTTCTCCACGAACAGCCCAGGCCAGCTCTTCTCGCAGCGCCAGAACTTGCCGCGCGCGGTCCAGTAGACAACGTACGAGCGCTCGCTCACATGCCCGTCGACCGGATTGACATCGACCTCGGTAGCGATCGAGGGCGTCCAGTACGTCAGGCGCCGGCCACTGGGCAGCTCGATGATCAGTGCGGCTTGCGTCGACCAGATCTTGCATCGACCGACGGTGCTGGATCCGGCAGCGCCGGGATTACGCACCGCGGCGAGGACTGCGGATCCCAGGTCCTTCTTCAGCTGGTCGATCGCGGAGTTGGACTCACGGTAGGACTGCTTGAGCACGTCGAGCGCAATGTAGAGGTCCGGCTCAAGGCCGTAATCGTCGGCTTCGAGGAAGGCGCGCTTCCAGGCTTTTTCGGCCTTCTTGAGCTGCGTATCAGTAGCACGCGGCAGTACAATTGCTGCGATCGGTTCGAGATCCATCTGGTATGTCGCGGCCATTGTAACCATCGCCCCGACTCCCCCGCCGAATCCGAAAGCCAGTTCCGCCACCTTGCCCGACTGCCGCTCCGTATCATTGACGGCCTCGACAGGGATGCCGAAGAAGTTGGAAAAGAGAAGTTTATACAGGTCAGCTCCCTCTCCCCGATCATTTGCCTCATAAGCACGCAGTTTCCACTCTTCACCAGCGATCCAAGCGAGCACTCGGCTCTCAATGTTTTTCCAGTCAACGACAACCAGCTCATTGCCGGGCGCGGCAGTGATAACGTGCCTGAGGGCCAGCGCGGCTGCTTCATGAGGTCCTCCGTATACGATGTCGCAGCTCAGTGCATCGTGGTTGCGAATGCCGGGGAGGATGACATCGTCTATCCATGCAGCCTTAACGGGAACCAGGAGAACCTGTCCCTTCTTAGGTCCACTGGTCTGCCGGACGTTGACCATGGGACGCGGCATGTTATGTGGCTGAAAGTTGCGCCCGCTGTTGCGTCCAGTGCGGCCCGCACCAGACCATTGGATGGCCCATCTAATGCGCGAGCCAGGGCCGACTGTATTGAGGCCTCGGGTATACTTGGATCCGGAAGACTTACTAGCCTCCAGCCGAGTTTCCAGGAGGAATCGAATTTCAGGGTGCAAGTCATCTGCTTCGAGCCAGTCTCGCACTTCAGCTGCTCGCAGGTTTGAGATTTCCATCCCGTACTTATTTTGGAGATAGGCGAGTAACCGGTTGCGCTGTGTGGCCGCTTTGACGGCTCCTCCAGTAGCGTCTGAAATAGCGGTATCGGTCTGGGCCTTTGCCAGTTTAAGAAACTCTCGCGTAGCAGCAGCGAGAGGTTGATCGAACCCAAAGCCACGTTCGTTCTCCAGCTGATTGAGGTACCACCACTCCAGGTTCAGCCCCTGATAGTTGTGCTTCGGCAGACGACGCCAGATCTCGGCCAGCGCGTCGGTATCGCGGATCGCGTAATTGCAGAATCGCTCCCACTCCTGCGGCGCTTCCCAGGGCTCGACGAATCGATCGGTGGCCTTCTGCGGTTCGCAAAACGTGTGAATGAGCGCCTTGTCCTCAATCAGCTTCTGCTGGTCGAGCGGCAGCCCCAGGACGGTGCCGAGAGTCTCGACGGAGCCGGGCAACCCGTGAGCGTAGGCGCACGCCAGCGAGCACCGCATACGACTGCGCCTTATCCCCAGCTGAAGCGCGCGCTCGAAAATGTTGAAGTCAAACTCGACCTTGTGCGTGATGATCAAGCACGAGTCATCGCGGATCATATCCTCCAGGTCACCCGGCATCGGGTCCTTCCACGGCTGCCAGATGCGCGTGGGTTGATCGTACCCTAGCTTGTAGGTGACGATCATGCACTGAGCGTCGCGCGTGTACAGGTCTGTGCCTGCAGAGATGCGAGTGCGCGACCGGGTCTCAGTATCAGCGAAGGCGAACTTCATCAGTAGCCCGGCGTCTTTGACATCCAGTCGTGGTACGCCTCTTTCGGGGTACGACCCATGCCGTAAGGGGTCTGAATAACGAGTCGCCTCTGCCCCTCTTCGTCAGTCACTCGCGCGACATAGCTGCACAGCCAGCACTCGGAGTTTCTGCTGACCAGAATATGCGGCTTCATCGGCGATGGTGGAATCTCAAACATGGCTATCCCGAGTCGGGAGAGTGCATCGAGAGGGGGACGGGTCTTCCAGCGCCCCTCCCAACTCCTGGACGAGTCGACCATGTTGGCGGGGTTTGGCGCGAGGCCTAATAACGCTCATGGCTCCCCTCTCGATGCACTCTCCCTATCAGCTAGATCAAACTCTCGCTGCTACCCTGCGACGGCGCGGCGCCGTCCACGGAGGTCGCAGCGATCACACCGAACCGGCTGGCACTGGACACCTGCTGGTTCCCCAACCGGGTATCGTGCCCAGCGAACTGGACACCCAACACGGTCGCACTGATACCGGAGTTCTTTCCCTTGGTGTACGCGTAAATGTCGAGTTCGACATTGACTTTGCAACCAGGATACGGCCAGTCCTTGTGCCCGGGGAGCAGGACCTTCGGAGTGCCACGGGTGGCGATGTTGGCGCCGCCTTCGGACACGATGATGGTCGGCTGTTCGGGATTCTTGGCGTTGAGGTAGAACATCCCCGCATACTCGGGCTTGCCGATACGCGTGGCGTCGCCGTTGTGCAGGAGGACTCGGTCACGAGCCAGGAGAGCAGTCAGCATGTTCTCGTAGTCGTTGCCCCATTTCTTCTGCGCAGCGGCCTTCTGACGATTCTTCAGTTCTTGGGCCTGCGGATGGTTCTTCGGCAGAATGATCTCGATTTCAAACTTCGGCTCCGGTACTGAACCGTCGTCGCGGGTCTGGCCTTGGCGGGCGGTAATCAAGTGGACGTAGCGGCCGGCGCGGACGTTCATCAGCATCAAAGTGTCTTGCGGTTGCTCGGACATGGTAGTTCCTTCAGATAAGTGAATCAAAATCGGACGTGTCGATCACCGAAAATTCGGCGCGCTCCAGTATGACCTCTTCGCGCCGATCGTGCAAGGGGGCGATGGAGAGCTGCCCTGGGGGCTGGTACACGAGGTCTTTCACGAGGTCATAGTTCTTCTTCAGAACCTTCTGAATCTGGGTGGGGCTTTGCAGCTCGCGGGGTTTAAACACCATCTCGTCCGGTGCGTCCGGCGGGAGTGCGAAGAGGATGGCCGATTGGGCCTTCTTCTCATCCGTCCACTCGCGCGATCCGGCTTTGCCGCGCACGATCTTGTAGCCCGGGATGGAGCCGCGGCGCTGAGCGGCGCGACGGAACGCTTCCGCGCGCAACGCCTTGGCCCAGTCCTCCATCTCGTTCAGCGTCGCGTAGTACGTCGTGACTTCCTCGTCGGTCAGCTTCAGACGTTGCGTGGGATCCACGGCGGCAAATCGCGCCACTTGAGCAGCCGCCCGTTTACGACAAGATCCACGCACGTCGCACCACCTGCAAGTGTCGTACCCGGGGTTGAGGTGCGCGTCTTCGTCCAGGGGTACGACATCGTGATAGATGTCGAATGCCAGCTGGGCCACGGGGCGAATGGTTGCCACGAAAGCAGCAATCTCTTCCCGAGTATAGAACCACTCGTCGTAATGGTGCATACGCGGCTGGTGTACGCAGAAACGAAACCCTTCCCACGGGTAGACAATATCGAACTCAAACGCAGCGGCGGCGACATAGACGAGTCCTTGCATATTGTCCTTGGCGTAAACGAGCCCCGCACCGTCCTTCAGATCGTGCGAGGAGAGAATGCCCTTGTATTGGTTGCCATCGGGCCTCGTGACCACCATGTCGGGGTCCATGCTGATGCAGTCGCTGTGGCCCTCCTGGCCCTCCACGCCCAGCACCGGTGAGGTGTCGACGAGGTGCTCGTAGTACTTCGAACCGGGCTCGCGCTGAATCACGTCCACGTACTTGCGCGCGCGATCGATACGATCCTGATCGACGGTGAATTTGAACCCGTCGAACTGCAGCTCTTTGCCCAACTGCGACTGCAGAGGTGCGATGCCCTTCAGCTCCTGCTCGCTGATCCAGTGCGTGCAGGTACCGCTCGCGGCGTCCTTCGTGGGCTTGTTCGGGATACCTTTACACATGCGCAGGGCGCCCACGCAGTGAGCCCACATGTGGCCCTTGGACGGGGCCAGGATGGAGTGGAGTGCACGCTCGACGGTGTCACTCACGGGGCTTCAGCGCCTCTCGAATACGGGCCAGGGTCTCGGCTTGATCGCTCACGATCCGCACCAGCCCAATACGCTCCATCAGCTCGCTACGCCACGCCTTCTCGACGCGTCGATACTCAACCTCCAGGTCCGTGAAACTTTGCGCCAGATCCGAATTGCCGGTGGCGGCCGCAATAGTGACATCACGGTTCGCCAGCTGCATCTCCAGGAGCGCGATCCTCGCGTCCTTGTCCCGAATCACTTCCTCCTCTGCAGTCAACGGACGCTGGCATCGTGCGCGCATCTCAGCAATCGTATACTCACTAGATCCGTCTCCGAGGACAACCTTGTCGATATCTTCGTCGTCCGGCTCCGGGGACGCCAAACAATCATCAGGTACCCGTGAAGCGCGTGCGAGTGCCACCATAAAGGCACAGATGATCAGCAGGACGGCTACCAGGGTGCCGAGGGCTTTTAAAATCGTCATGCTACCGCCAATAGTGTGCGAATCGGAGTGACTGTGGCCGGCTCTCGTTGCATCGAGGCGCGGATCTCTTTCTGCAAAGGCTCTTGCTCGCGGATGATCTCTTCCAAGCGTTCGAGCACGGACTTGTTCGCCTGCTGCACAAACAGTTCCTTGCCCGGATCATGCTTGGCGAAATGGCACAGCTCGCGTAAGTCGCGCAGCTGTACGGTTTGAATTTGGGGTGTGGCGTCGATACGCGTCCACGGTATGCAATCGTTGCTCACATGCTGCGCCATCATAATCGATTGAGCGACGTGAACCACGTTAAACACCGGCAGCTCCTCGTCATCGTGCCTGAAGTTGTGGGCTAGCGAATGCCTCAGCGGGATCGCCACCTCATAAGACACTGCCGATAGTTTCATCCGGTCGTGATGCATGGCCAACTGGTACTTGTGCTCGAAGTGGTTCATCTGGATGAACAGCTTCCATTCTGCGTGCTGCAGATCGAGTGTCGTCGTCCTCCAGCCGGCCCAATGGACAGGAATCGGGCGCGACAGCACCCGATTCCCTGGCTCAAATGGTGAACCGCCGTACAGGCTCACGAAACGTAATTACCCTGCTCGATCTTCGCTTGCAGATCCGCGATCTCGCGCTCCAGGTTCTCGACCACAAGCTTCGCGGCTTCCAGTGCGCGCAGCTTCACCTTGAATGCCGCGACGCCCTTGGTGAGCTGCTCGGCGGCGATCTCTTCCTTGGCCTTCGCGAGTGCGGCGGCCGCGGTCGACTGAGTCGACCCGATGGTTGAAACGGACATTAGCGTCTCCGAATTGTGATGACGAACGGGAAGATTCGATGCCAGAAGGGCCGGTGTTCCCGGATCCGGACCTTCTCTGCGGCGACACGCGCGTTGAAGTCCTCGGCAGCGATCTGCCGTAGTGCTTCGGCGCGAATGCTCGCGACTCGGGCCCGAGGGTTCTGGCACTGCCCCTCGGACATATCGGCGTACGTGACGTTCATAGACCCTCACCTCCTGCCCGCGCGCCTAAGGCCTTACCCGGATTTGAGTCCAGTGCCCCAGGCGCGCAGACAAGACGGACTAGATCAGTGAGTTGGGGTCGTTGCCACCTGCTGCGGCAGCGGCGGCCGCCTTCTCCGCGTCCAGGCGCTTGTGCTCAGCCAGAGCGTGCGCATGGGCGGCGTTGCGGTCGATCTCTTTCACGTTCGAGGCGCGTCCGGCGCCCCCGAACTTGTCGATCGCGGCGACGGCGGCGTCCTTGCCGTGCGCGCGGGCGAGGGAGGTCACGGCATCGCCGTAGGTCTTCAGGTCGACGACGGCTGCGGCCGGCTGCCCCGTGGCGGCTGCGGACGTCTCCGCGGGAGCCGGCGTGGAAGCGGCAGCGGCGGGGGCAGCCGGCTCAGATGTGGTCTTGCCCGTTTTGCCCGTCTTACCCTTGGCGTCGGTACCCAGGGTGGACACGGCGGTCAGGGCAGCCGTCAATTTCTCGACGGCCACGGTATTGGCGAGGATGACAGATTCAAGGCTCATGGGGGCTCCGAATGGTTGATGCGAGTGGTTAGGATAGAGGACAAAAGCTAGTTGTCAAGTAGGACAACGAGGAAAAATCGTTACATGCTTTCCTTCAAGCCGCTGCTGCAGGCGCGCGGCCGCGGCAGGGTCGCGAGTTGCCAGAACGGTGCGTGGACTTTGATAGATCCACACCTGGGGGCACAGTTCATCTACGTACGGGAAACTGACATTGCCGCAATAGACGCCTCGCACGTCGCGCTTGTCTCGGATACGAAAGCCGATCATGAATGTTCTCCTGCGCTGGGTACAGACGCGGTGTATGGCGCGCTTTCAGCCACAACGGTATTGCAGGCGGTTAGCGCTAAATCTCGCGTTTCGCGTCTCACATCCCAGGGCATTAATGCCAGATTACTTATGGCGGTAGCCAGCAGCACCTGATTGCGCAGAATCTGGTCGAAGATCGTCACGGCGTATCACCTTTTAGGCTCGCTAAGGCCGGATGCATCGCCGTCACTGTGAATGTGTTGGTCGGGTGTAACGTGACTGAGAGCATGTTGTCGTATATCCAGTAGCCGATCAATCGGTCCTTATGCAACATCCCTACGCACGCGAATGTCCACAGCTCGTCGCAGATCCAGGTCACGCCTCTCGGTATGGACGCCAGAGGGCCTACGCGCGCAGGGTAACGCTGCCATGGTTCGCGACACGGTTCCGCGACAACCGACTTGCGGCGGTATCCGCGCACCGATATTTCCTTCAGGTCACGATCAAGCAGCGCTAACTCCCAGCCCGCGCAATCCAAGTCTGGGTAGTCCTGGTGTCTGCGGTAATTACCGCCGCCACGCGGGGAGCCGTGGTACTCCCGTTCCAAAAGCGACATTGCGCCACTGCGCGCAACCACTGTCGCGGTCGTAACCGCAAGACTGATGCCGAAGAATCGGCGACGAGTAACGATCATTGCAGTACGTCCTCGCGCTTGATGCAGACCCAACCGGTGCGCCGCGTGTCGAGGAGCACACCTCCGCGCTGCGCGCAATCGCTGGTCTCGGTATCAACGAACGATTGGCTGCGGGTGATGATAAACCCGATGAGGAGCAGTACCAGGACCGCTCCGGTCACGAAAATAGCTGCGTCTGACTTCATCACACTCCCCTCGGCCCAATGGCGCGCGCCGCAATCGGACGCTCGATCACCGGCACCAGTTTATGTACGCGATCCGAATCAGACGAACCGCGCACGACCAGACCCATCCACGGATGTTTGTAACTGCGGTTGCGATACGCGCCATCACCTCGGTTCTCAGCACCCACTCCATATTTGCTGCTCACTGTGAATCCCTCTGTTCCAAAACTTTGACCGCGGCCGCGAAGGCCTCCTCGATCGAGGCGTGACCGTGCACGGGACACTCATCGTTCGGGCGCCCCGCCAGCTGGTAGGTGGCCGATCCGTCTCCGCCGTAGACGCGGCCCACGATGTGCGGGAAGCGTTCATTGGTGGTGATGTACCGGTGAAGCAGAATGTACTTTGGTAGTAGAGTAATCACAGTACCTCTCCGCCCGCGCTCTCGAACGCTTCCTGAAAACCCTCGACGTAGCGCGGCTCGATCACCAGCGCCCGGCCGAAGAACTGCGCCTCCTGCGGCGCAGTCTCGTGGAGCCACTTCTCGGCCTCATCGTCCATGGGGAACGCCAGGACAACGGACCCGTGATTCTGGAGTTGGATTTTCATGACCGCGACACCTCTTTGCGCGCGTCGGCCAGCGTACCCTCGTACCACATGTCGCGCTCGACCGGCAGACCAAAATTCTTGCCGCGCACCCGCAGCTCGCTCAGCATCACGTAGCCCAGCTCCGCCATGTCGGGGTCGCCCAGGTTACAGAAGCCGAACAGGCGCCAGTCGCCGTCGGGCTGCTTCGCGCCCTCCAGGATGTACCAAGTGGCGGCACCCTCAGGCATGAAGAACTTGACGATCACCTTCATCGCGTTTGCGTCGATGGGGTCCATCATCTTGCCCGCCTCGTTGCGCTCCGCGGCGCTGACCAGGGCTTTCTCGATCGCTTTGGTGAGGAGCTTCATGACTGCTACTTCCTACTGGTGATTGGTAACTGTTATCGACTTTACCGGACGATTCGTCCGGCTGTCAAGCGCCATCTGCACCCGTTTAAACAGTTCCGGGGAGACGATCTGCAGGGTCAGCTCCTCGCGCGCGACCAGGGCCTCCTGGCGGCGGCTGCGACGTTTATGGCGGCTGTCCGCGGCGGATGCCCTACCCTCGGTCTGCCCGTAGATCACCGCTCCCAGGTACCTGCGGTTGCGCACCATGGCCTGGATGGTCGAGGGGTTCCAGGAACGGCCGCGCGGGGGCGCCACGCCCCGGATGTTCAAGTCTGCTGCGATGCGGCGAGCCGATTGGGTCAGGCTGAAGGCGAAGATCTCGCGCACGATTGCCGCCTCCTGGGGTTCGATGGCCCGCATACTGGCCGTATAGCCGTAGCAGCGGCCGCCTGTGCTCTCATTCGCCAATGCCCTACCCTCCAGTCCCCGGCGCGTCCGGTAGCTCACCTCGCGCCTATAATGCTCTGCCATCGCCGACTTAATGCTGAGCATCAGGCCCCAGCCGTCCCGGCGCGTGTCATCCCCGGTCGCCGTCACCAGATGGATCCCGAGGTCCTCCAGCTCCGCCGAACGGCTTCCGAACTCACTACGATTGCGCCAGAGGCGCGAGAGGTCCTCGGTCAGTATAACCGTGACGCCCCCGGTCCGCGCCGCCGTGAGCAGCTCCTGGTAGCCTGGGCGCTCAGCGGTGCCCCCTGAGATGCCCCGGTCCTCGAATCGGGCGACCACCGTCAGTCCAGCGGCCTGGGCGGCCCGCTCGCACACCCGGTACTGGTCCTCGATCGAGGCGTCGCGCTGCTGGTCGGTCGAGAAGCGGGCGTAGATGGCGGCGTTCACGGCTGGCCGACCGGCTCGGGCGAGTGATCGGGTCGCTCGTAGAACTCGTTAATCGCCAGCCGCACCCGCTGCCGGGTCGCGTAGTTGGCGTGCGCCACCCCACCCGCGCCGCGGGTAGGCCAACGCTCGACCAATACCGGGAAGAAATCCAGGCGGTCGCTCGGGCCGAGACCGTTCAGGAAATTCTTTGCCGCCTTGGCGATCACCTCGCGGGCCAGTAGGCGGTCGTGGTCGGTAATCATGACTGCGGGCTCCAGGACGTTGACGATGGGCGGACTATACGTCCTCTAGATCAGGTCGTCAAGGTTTTCTTCATCCGGCACCACAATGTGCACGATAGCGGGCGCCGCGCCTCGATGCTGGGCGTTCAGCTCCGCGATGTGCGCCTTCTGCACCTCGCGGTCGTGATGCTGGATCCGCGCGTCGCACTCGTTGGCGAAATTCTCCAGCTCCACCTGCACGACCATGTCCAGCGTCCCGCCGACCGTAGCACGCACGGCGCGACTCACTGTGCGCAGACCGGCATAGCTGATGTCAAAGACCAGATGCTCGTACTCGCTCATTTAAAGCCCGCCGTTACTAGGACGCGTACGGGCTTCCAACCCTCCATGGCCAGCCGCTTCCGGGTCCAACCTGTGCCGTACGTGTCTTCGTCGACGACTGCTTGATAGACCGCACTCGGACTCGTCGAGAGACGGTACATGATCGATAGCGTACCGTCCTTATCGCGCTTACCGAGCGCCCAGAGGAATTCCTGGTGGACTTGCGGTCGTGGCTTCACGGTACATCTCCTCCCGGAGCGGTGATCCAGATCGTCACGAACGGGATCAGGTTGATGCACACGCGGCGGTCCGCGGCGGACCAGTGCACGCCGACCCAGGCCGAGCCCCAGCGGTACAGGAGCCCAGCGCGCCAGCGCATGCGGCAGTACGATGGGCGACAGTTGAAGACCACGCATATGCTGGAGGCCTTCGGACCGCACTGGCACACATTGCGGGTCACGCCTTCTTCCCCTTCCATTCATCGTCGCGCTCCAGCGTCACCTTGAAGTAACCACGACTGGCGCAGTGATAGACGATGAGGCCCTCAGGGGATGCGAACCCGGGCGCGGCGACCGAGCCTAACGTGCGCAGACGTTCGAGCTGTGTGCCGACGGTATCGAATCCGGCACGGATCTCCAGCACCGGCACCACATGGCAGCACGCCGGCCTGTTCGGGTTCTTGTCGTTCCACCGCGCGGTATTGAAGAGGCTGAAGCGGCGCTCTTTCAAGCCGTACCCGCGACCGACACCCTGGCCCCACCACTCACCGTAATGATAGCCGGGACCCAGCTTCGTCAGGTCCTCCAGATTGTCCTGGACCCACCCGGCAAAGCCGTAGTTGTCATTGTCCGGGGTGATGATCCGATTGCGCGACTGCGCGTGCGAGAAGGTGCCGTCATCGTTGAAGACGACGCACGCGTTGGTGCCGTCGATCTTCTCGGTGATCACAATCTCCCGCTTCAAGCGGGGGATCTTGGCGAACTCTTGGAATTCCATCTGCGTATTCTCCTATTTGGCTTACAGCTCGGTCTTTGGGGCCGGCGTTTTGGTGATCGTGACATGCCCCTGCAGCTGCGCTTTGCGCCGCAGGGCCAGCAGCTGCTTGCGAATGGCCGGATCCTTCTTCGCCGCGCGCTTCAGGTTATTGACGCCGGGATTGAAACGCCCCTGCCGGACTCCCTTTATCTGGTTACCGGCGACCAACTTTTCGGGGTTGTAGAATAACGATGCATGAGGCAGAACCTTTGGGGTCTCGCGCCTCGCCAACCACTTCTCGCGGTCGGGATAGTCCTGACCTGGGAAAAACAGTTTCTTCTCCTCCATTAGATCAGTTCCTGGTTGTGCTGATCGCGCAGATAGTGCAGTGCCAAGGCGACGACGTGGGGGATCGGCGCAGCGCCCGAGACGTAACGGCGGATCTGGCGCGGGTTCATGTCCAACAACGCGGCGATCCGCTCGTGCGTCCACTCGTGCGCTTCGAGCACCCGGCGGAACTGGTGACGGCTCATCAGTTTCATCTACCGCTCCCGACTGAACACGGAAGGCGCCGACGGCGGCGCGCCACCGTAGTACTTCAAGCACGCGGCGTCGTCACGATTCGGCGCACCGATTCGAACCCCAATCTGATAATTGTGGTTGATCACACTCGCGGTGTCGATGATCGAGGCAGCCTGCCACACCGCAGCGATGCGATCGTGATCGTGGTCGAGGAGCCACGCCGTGATGCCGTAGTGAAGCGCACCGTACCCCACGCCCCAGGCGATCGTAGCGGCCTGCGAGGGGTGCGCACCGATGATAGCCTTGGTGGTCGGGTCCCCTTCGCTGAAGCACGGATTCTGGGACGCGCCGTGTAGTGTCTGGATGACATCCACGAGGTGTTCGGCCTGGAAGGCGACCTCCCCGTACTCATCGGCTGTCGTCAGATCCGGTACGCTCGCGCAACCGGCCAACCCTCCGATTAGCACTGCCACGAGGAGCACCGCTGCTGCGGCAAAGCCGCCGATCGCGAACTCAAACCATCTGCTCTTGACCATGATCGTTCTCCCTAGATTAAATCACTGAAATCTTCGACCGGCTTGTCCCACTCACTAGGCGGCCGCACGCTGCGATGTTCGCGCGCCGCGGCCGCATACTCACGTTGCTCGCGCTCGTGCGCGGGGCAGAAGCTAACCCAAGCCGTGCGGGTCGACGTGCAGCCGCATGAAATCTTGATGAGGGGCTCCCTCACTTGACCTCAACGAACTTGCCGTCAGTGAGCGTGTACCAGACGTTGGCCTTGATGCCCTTCGTCTTGCCCACGATCGCGGAGCCGACCGCAATGATGTTCCAGTTGTCATCACGTTCCACCAGGAACAGGGCGCAACCGTCGCCGCCCATCGCTCGACCAAACTTCCCCGTGGCCGATGCCGCGCCGCTGTCCCCCGTGGCCGATGCCGCGCCTCTGTCCCCCGTGGCCGATGCCGCGCCTCTGTCCCCCGTGGCCGATGCCGCGCCGCCGTACCCCGTGGCCGATGCCGCGCCTCTGTCCCCCGTGGCCGATGCCGCGCCGCTGTCCCCCGTGGCCGATGCCGCGCCGCTGTACCCCGTGGCCGATGCCGCGCCTCTGTCCCCCGTGGCCGATGCCGCGCCTCTGTCCCCCGTGGCCGATGCCGCGCCGCCGTACCCCGTGGCCGATGCCGCGCCTCTGTCCCCCGTGGCCGATGCCGCG